CGAACCGGGCGAACAGATCGTATTCGGAAGCCCGCCCGAGGTTTCAGGATACAGTGAGTTTACGCGCGAGGTATTGCAATCCGTGGCCGCCGGGGTCGGGATCACCTATGCCGCCCTGACCGGCGACCTGTCCCGGACCAATTTCAGTTCCGGGCGTCTTGGCCGGATCGAAATGGACCAGAATATCGAGGCGTGGCAATGGCTCATGCTGTTGCCGCAAATGCTCGATCCGCTGGCGCGCTGGCTGGCGGAGTGCCTGCGCGACCTGCCCCGGGCCACACCTGAATTCACCCTAGAATGGGTGCCGCCAGCCCGGTTCGTCAGCGACCCGGCCCGCGAAATGCGCGCCTGGATCGACATGATTTCGGCGGGCCTTGTCAGCAGGCAGGAGGTCATCCGACGGCTCGGCTATGACCCCGCCGACGTGCTGGCAGAGATCGTGCAGGATCGCGACCTGGAGGCGGCCAACGGGCTGGCGTTCAGCACGTCGCCGCAACCCGAAATACCGGATGACCCCGGCGTGATCGGCGAGCGCGACCCAAAGGAATAGGCGCATGAAAAAGAATGAACTGGTGCTCTACGGC